TGACCGTTGGCGTCCTTCCGGTGTTTGATGACGCACCAGAATTTGCACTCACGGCAGGTTGCGCCGACCGGGCCAGTGCCGGCGATGTGCGCCTGCCCCAGATAGGTTTCCGCGATAGAGCTATGAGCCTCGTTCGACGTCATGTGATCGCCGAAAAGAAGATGTTCTGCCATGCTCAATCCTCCATGATCCATTCGGCCCAGCCGGCCAGCTTATTGGCCCGCGCCCGCCATCGCTTCGCCAGACGCGCGCGCATCGAAATCGGCAACTTTTTTGTCCAGCGCAGCCAGACGGGAACGGAGTTCCATTTGTTCACGGCGTGCCTCCTCGATAAGCGCGGCCTTTAAGGCTTCCATTTCTTCTGCATCCACCCGGCGGGCGGTTCCTTCCCAGAGGGACCGGACACGCCGTTCAGTGAAATCCTTGCGGACGCGTCTCGATATGAAGCGGTGAGCCTCATAGAGCGCGGCCTTGACGCTGCCGTAGCGGCGCTGGGAGAATACGGCATCCACGCTGACCGTGAGCGCGTGGTGGTCGCCAATCAATCCCACCAGCTATCCGGGCTGCTCAAAGATACATCGTGGGGCGGGGGATGGCGCCGGGCATTGCTGGGGCTGGACGGCGCCGAGGCGGTGGACAAGGTGCGCTTTACCGCCACGCTGAGGACGCGCGGGGTGGCCGTGCCGACCGGAATGGTTCTGTCTGACCTAGCGCCACCGGATGAGGAGGAGTTGCCACTGTATGCCGGCGAGGACTTCCGTTGATGCTGTATGAGGATCAGGCCGACCTTGTGGCGCGCGTCAGGCAAGCCATGCGGCGGCATAAGCGGGTGCTGATGCAAGCCTGCACCGGGGCTGGCAAGACCCGCATGACTGCTGACATGATCGCGGGCACCAAGGCCAAGGGGACGCGATCCATATTCATGGTGCCACGCCGCGAGTTGCTGCGGCAGACCATCAAAACCATGGGGGAGTATGACATGCAGTTCGGGGTAATCAGCCCGGACCATTCCCCGCAACCGTTCGCCAAATGTCAGATCGCCATGGCGCCAACGCTGGCCCGGAGATTGGACCGGGTGACCGCGCCTGACGTGCTGTTCGTGGATGAGGCGCACTATGGCGGCGCAGAGTTGGCGCGGGTTATCCAGTGGGCGACCGACGCAGGGTCGTGGATCGTTGGCATGTCTGCCACGCCGATGAAAACCAACGGAACGCCGATGGGGGAGTGGTATGACGCCATGGTAGAGGGCCTGCCGATGGGGGACTTGATCCGGCTGGGTCGGCTGTCTGACTATCGCTATTTCGCCCCAAGCACCCCGGACCTGAGCGGGGTCGCCACGAGCAAGGGGGAATATGTGCAGTCGCAGTTAGCCGCCGCGATGGAGGAGGATAGCGTCCTGATCGGCAACGCGGTGGCGACCTACAAAGCCCATGCTGCGGGGCGGCTGAATGTGGTGTTCTGCACCAGCCGAAAACACGCCGGGATTGTCTGCCAGTCTTTCAAAGACGCTGGCGTTTCGGCGGCTGTGATCGACGGGACGATGACGGACGATCAGCGAGGCGCGATCATCCGTGCATTTGCGCGACGGGAGATAACCGCGCTTTGCAATGTGGACCTGTTGACGTTCGGGTTTGACCTGTCTGCGGCGGCTGAGATGGACGTTACGGTGGAATGCATGTCAGACCTGCGGCCCACCAAGAGCCTGCCGTTGCAGTTGCAGAAGTGGGGCCGGGTGTTGCGAATGAAGGATTACCCCGCGCTGATCTTTGACCACGCCGGAAATGCGCAGCGGCACGGCCTGCCGGATGATGCGCGGGAATGGAGCCTCGACGGAAAACCCAAGCGGGCCGGATCAGACGAGAAGTCTGAACCCGTGCGGCAATGCCCGGAGTGCTATTTCGTCGCGCGGCCATCGCCATGCTGCCCGAATTGCGGCTTTGTTTTCCCGATCCAGTCACGCATGGTTGAGGAGCGGGAAGGCGAGTTGGCGGAGATCAAGCGCGGCGAGATGGTGGCGCGCAAACGTGAGCAAGGCCGTGCCGAGACGCTGGAAGATCTGATGGCGCTGGCGGCTCGGACTGGCAAGAAGCCCGGATGGGCTATGCATGTGTGGAAGGCAAGGGAGGCTAGGAGAGCATGATGGTATTATTCGCAATGACGCCAGACGATGAGGCCGGTGTTGCGCTGGCCCGCGAGTGGATCAAACTGCAAGGCCTGACCGGAGACGATGTGCGCATGGTGAAGCGCGAGGGATCAGTCCTGGTGCTGGACAAGGCGGACGCCTGCAAGCGGTTGGTGTCTCATGGCTAGCGCAGAGACCAACATCATGAACGCCTGCATGGTTGCGCTGTCTGAGTGCGGCGCTGTGGTGTGGCGCAACAATGTCGGAATGCTACAAGACCAGACCGGCAGGCCTATACGATACGGCCTATGCGTCGGCAGCGCGGACCTGATCGGTATAGCGCCTGACGGTCGTTTCCTAGCCGTGGAGGTCAAGACCGCCACGGGACGCACGACAGAAGCGCAGGACCGCTTTATAGCGGCGGTCCTGCGTCGTGGTGGTCGGGCTGGTGTTGCGCGGTCGGCTTCTGATGCTGTTCGGATTGCCACTTGCTGACCAACTCGCGCACCATGTCCGACACATGCACCCACCCGCCCAACTTGGCAGACTGTCGCATGGCGGCGTGTTCATCCGGGGTCAGGCGGATTTGGATTTGAGTGTTTCGTGTCATGTTGACGCCCCTTGCAATGACATGTATTGTCGTGACATTACATAGCGCGACGAGGACCAACGCGCAAGAGGAGAGACAGATGACCGTCACCCACCACAACGACATGATCCAAGGCACCGATGAATGGCTTGCGGCGCGCTGCGGCTTGATCACGGCCAGCGAGATGCGGCTTCTTCTGACGCCGACGCTCAAGACGGCGCGGAACGAGAAAACCCGCGCGCACCTGTATGAACTGACGGCCCAGCGGATCACGCGCTACACCGAACCCACGTTCATCGGTGACGACATGCTGCGCGGGATGGCAGACGAGGTGACTGCGCGGGAACTGTATGCGCAGAACTACGCGCCGGTGGAGGAATGCGGGTTCATCACCAACAATCGTTGGGGGTTCACCATGGGCTATTCCCCGGATGGTCTGGTGGCGCATGATGGACTGATTGAGGTCAAGAGCCGCCGCCAGAAGTTCCAAGTCGAGACGATCCTGATCGGAGATGTTCCGGTGGAATACATGCTGCAATGCCAAACCGGGATGCTGGTCGCGGAACGTGATTGGCTGGACTTCATCAGCTACAGCGGCGGGTTGCCCATGGTGACGATCCGCGTCAATCCAGACGATGTGCTGCGGTCGGCCATTCTTGAGGCGGCTTCGGACTTTGAGGCGCAGATCGCGGACGCGATGTATGAATACGGGGTGCAGGTCGAGAAGCTGCGCACCGTGGAGACGGAACGGACTGTAGAACAGGAGATGTATGCATGAGCGACATGAGCGCAGTCATTGCCCCCAAAAGCGACCAGATCAACGCCGACGATCTGGTCGGGGGGCCTATGACGATCACGATTACCGGCGTCAAAATCCAGCCCGGTCAGGAACAGCCTGTGTCAATCAGCATTTCCGGGACACCGAAAGTCTGGCGCCCATGCAAGACCACGGCGCGGATGCTGGTGGCTATCTGGGGCGCAGATGCAAACAATTATGTAGGCCGCAGCGTCACGCTATACCGCGACGCTAAGGTGAAATGGGGAGGTTTGGAGGTCGGCGGCATTCGCATCAGCCACATGAGCCACATGGAGCGCGAGGTTACGCTGATGATGACCATGAGCAAGGCCAACCGACAGCCCGCCAAGGTCAAGCCTCTGACCGCCGCTGCCCCGGATGAGACCCAGGCACCAGACAACGCGCTGCAACTGGCAGAGGCAGCGGCTGGCGGCGGCACGGCGGCTTTCCGGGCATGGTGGAACAGCGACGAGGGCAGGGCTTGCCGAGCGGTCGCCAATGCCAACATTGACCGGCTCAAGAAGTTGGCGGCAGATGCTGACCCGCCGCCTGATGATGACGCCCCACCGATGTAAGACAAAGGCCCGGATCACTCCGGGCCTCTTGGTTTCCGCCCCGCGATTGCGCGCGGTAGCTTGATCTCATGCCGCGCGGCCCATTCATGCCTGACGCTGCGGACCATGGTAACATGACACCCGGCCAGTGCTGCTATTTCCGTCATGGTGCGGGTGCCGTCATGCAGGGACGCGATGTATGCCCGTCGCTCCCGCCTGCCCGCGACGGTTTTAGGCCATACTCGGGATGTGGTTTCGGGTGGGGTCATTTGCGGACCATATCCATGCGTTTGAAAATGGCGCGGATTATCAGGCTCCGCGCGAACGACAGCACAAAGAACATGGCTGTTATCCCCGCGCTCTGGGCTGGACTATATCCCAAAACAAACAGGGTCGCAGCCCACGACACGGCCAGCCCGATAGCAGCGTTGCAGAACGCCTCCAGCGCCATCACAGAAACCCCTCCTGCGCAGGGGCAGATGGTTTCGGCACAAACATATCTGGCTGGCGGTATGCCTCCTCCACGCGACGGCAGGCTATTTCGAAATAACCCGGGTCTTGCTCAATACCGATGCCAGCGCGGCCCATTTTTGCGCAGGCCACAAGGGTCGTGCCGCTACCCATGAAGGGGTCTAGGATTGTTTGCCCAAAGTTCGTGAAGTCCTTCAGCAGATCCGCCATTAGGCGCCACGGCTTTTCCGTTGGGTGCGCCCCGTCACGGTCTGACGGGTTGACGGGATAGCTGTAGACACCACGCTTCCCACCTCCATTCCATTTGCGCATTCCGCCGCAGCCCACGCCGCAGCCCACGCCGCATCCCCCGCCGCAGCCCCCGCCGCAGCCCACGCCGCAGCCCTCGCCGCAGCCCCCGCCGCAGCCCCCGCCGCAGTCCACGCCGCAGCCCCCGCCGCGTCCCCCGCCGCATCCCTTAATTTTTCGTCACCTGTCATCAAGTAATCGAAAACCACATCATCCGTTCCATTGGGGTAAAGATGGATTACTGACAACGCTTGTTGCCGAGCGAAGAATATCAATAGCGGTTCGGCGTTCATCCTTGCGATGATTGTCCTTTCTGTGCAGACCAATTTATCGTCTTGATGCAGGATGATGCCGCCGCACTCAACCAAGCAGAGCGTGTTGCCCGGTGCGTATTGCAGGGCGTCGAACGGTTCAAGGCTTGCGTGTAGACCTTGCTCGCAGAGAATCGGTTGCCCCTTGAATACGAGCCTCTTACCATCACGCGGGATAGGCGAGCCATCACGCAATTTCTTGTTTACAAAATGCCATGCTCTGATTGTTTTCACAGAACCCCCTTAACTAAAAGTATGAGCAGGAAAATAGCCGTGACAAACACAAGCACTTCGCCACGACTCTCCTTGCGTTTCTGGTTTTGAGCAATCCACCGACGAGCGCGGGGAGTGGCTAGGTAGGTGTGCATCATGCTAGTTCGCTCAATGAGTTAATCGCGCTTTGGATGTCGTCATAAGCGCGTTCGCAACACTCTTTTAAATCTTCTAGGTTTGACATGTCGGTTCTCAGGCGATCACGAACCACGCCGATTTCCTTGGCCCGCTTCTCAAGTAGTTTCACGGTTGCATACATGCCTTTGACTTTCACTTTATTTC